ACTCAACCGATTCAATGCTCCTCCATCCAAATTCGGATAGATTAACGCTTTGTTTGTGTGATCGATAAGCATAGATAGAAAAGCAATGTATTTAAGCTGCGCCCCTGAAAATATTTTTATTCTTTCTTTTATATTGTTCATAAAAAATAGTCCTTTTTTTAATTTCTTCAATTACATTCACTTATTGGGTCATCTTTACCCACCCCACTGGATATGGCGAAAAGGAACCGTTGAATAGTAGAAAGCTAAGATTGTGATAACTCTATATTACTATAGTTGTTTTGAAAAAACTATATAAAAGAAGAGTTTATGAAGCATAAAGCTTTAAAGAAAATCGAAGGAGGAAAGTCCACTCAAAGAGTGAATATACAAAAACAAAAGATTAAGGTGCAGAAACTTCATCTGGAATTGTTGGAGAAATTGCAGTAGCATACAGGTTACTGTTCACTCCCGTGTCAATCACTTCGCTGATTGACACGGAGGATGCATGTTTTGGCTTGAATGCATCTCGCCCCATCGCCAAAGGCGATTTAAAATGGCGAGATGCGTTGCTGGTCGCACATCGTGTGAACAGTAACGCATACAGCGAAAACAGAGGCTGAAATGAAGAGCTGGATGCAATTGAAGAAAAAATATGATATCCTAAGTGTAGCAGAAAGATATAATCATGGAGGTATATACACATGTACATTGCAGACAAAAAAAGATACGACACAATGGTTTACAACCGCTGCGGTAAAAGTGGCTTGAAGCTGCCTGTTGTTTCACTTGGACTCTGGCACAATTTTGGTGATACAAGTATCTACGAAAATATGAAGTAGATGTGCTTTACCTCTTTTGACAATGGAATCACTCATTTTGACCTTGCCAATAATTATGGGCCTGCTTATGGCAGTGCAGAACGCAATTTCGGCAAGCTTTTCAGGGAAGAACTTCATCCATACCGAGATGAAATGTTCATCAGCACAAAGGCCGGATTTGATATGTGGGAAGGACCTTATGGCAATTGGGGAAGCCGCAAGTACTTATTGCAAGCCTGGACCAGAGTCTTAAGCGACTTGGACTTGATTATGTCGATATCTTCTATCATCACAGAATGGATCCTGAGACACCACTTGAGGAGACTATGGGTGCATTTGAAATGTCCTTTCGTAATCAACCAGAACCGTTATTCTATTTTTGACAGAACAATTGAGAATAACGGGCTTAAGGACACTGCCTATGAGCTTGGAAAAGGTATCATAGCTTTCTCTCCTCTCGCACAGGGACTTCTTACGAAGCGCTACCTCAATGGTATCCCTGCTGATAGCAGAATTGCCACTGACGGACGATTCCTTAATGAGACTGCACTTACATCAGAAAAGCTTTCCCAGATTCAGGCACTTAACGAAATTGCTATGGAAAGAGGACAGACGCTTGCCGAGATGGCTCTTAGCTGGATTCTAAAAGATGATAAAGTAACAAGTGTCCTGATTGGAGCTTCAAAACCTGAGCAGATTCTTGATAATATCAAGATAATCGGACATACTGATTTTTCAGATGAAGAACTTAAGAAGATTGATGATATCGTTAATTCTTAATCAATGAAAGGGGCTGTGATCGGCTCTTCTTTTTGTTTCCTTCGCTCTGTTACCTACTTGTTACCTACCTGTTGCCTATCTTACCATTTTCAAGACTTCTCACACTGACTCAAATTACATCTTCTTTTTTACGATCAAAATTAAGAAAAGTACCGCAGCCCTTGGAACTACGGTACTTTCAAGGTTTGTTGACTCTTTAATTAAAAAGGTTTTATTAGAACTTGCCAGCGTCAGCAGCTTCCTGTACGTAAACAGTAATGCCTGCAAAATCAATACATATCGCCATTTTTGTTGCCTACCTGTTTCCTATTCACCAATTTTGGTACTTTTTCAGCACTTCTCAGACCGATTTTACACCTCAATTCCGTCATAAACATAACCCGTTTCCTGCCAGAATTTCATAGGTGATATGTAATAATCGTACTGGCTACTTCCATCTTTCTTGAAAGCTACTCCAAATGTGAGTAATCCCTGGATGATTCCCTGTCTCACAAACTGAGGATCTTTCTTCATTACTCTTGCAGCTACATTCACCGGGACATTTTCGCCAGTAAATCTTGGTACTTCTAACCATACCTTCTTTTCTTCCATTTGTCAACCCTCCCTCCAATATAATTTTCCATATACCCAGTCCAACAATTTTAATGCGATCATTCCTGGTGCAAGCATTACCAGCACCACCAAAAAGAAAAATCCGGCCAGCGCTGTTGCCGCAAACTCACCTTTCCTGGTTTTATCGCACCACTCAGCTCTCGGACATATTCCTTCATCAGTATAGCACTTGCCATCGCATTCGACTCCTCGCTGCCACATCTCCCTCACCTCTTTTCTGTAAGGGCTTTTCCAACTGCTTCCATAATGTTCTCTGCCTTTGCTGGTCCGATTCCCTTTACTGTCAAAAGGATTTCTCTTAGCTCATCTGCTTTCAATCCTTCGGAGTCTTCCTTGCCCTGGTTATATGCGTTCATGTAATACCGCGACAAGTAGTTGGACATATCCTGGTGGTCCATTTTCTTAATTTCCTTGTACATCTTTCGGTTCAAAACCATCTGCTTTGCCATGACTACTCACCCTCTCTTCCGTCAATTCGATATACTGCATCATCGTAATAAGGGTATATCCGTCCATTATTTCTTCCGGTTCTTGTATCTCTGATGCGGAACGGATCTTCTCCTAAGCCATCTACTTCCTTTCCCATGAATACTACACCTTTTCCGCTCAGCGGATGATTTTTGCATCTAAAGTGTACAACATCGCCCACCTGCATCTCTCTTCCATCTTTCGCATATTTACCTGTTTTCATGTCTCGCCTTCCTCTACTTTCCTTATGATCTTTAACTGTTCCAACGGAACAAGCCTTCCGCATTTACCAGTTCCTTTTCTTCATCCGTCAAACCTGCAACCAGGTCTTCTGACTCCTGCCAGTATCCTGCGTTATCCAGGAACCGATCAATTACCTTCTTTGCTCTGTCGTGTTTAACATCCCATTTCATCCTGCAATTCCTCCTACTTCTTCAAATTCAAAAACACCGATGCTCTTGATAAATTTCTTCGATGTCTTCATCCCTCTTCCTACCTGTTGACCGCTGATATACTGCCGGAGATAATAGCCACCAACCAGTTTTACAACTTCCCATACCTTCTTTTCGTTCCAACGATCCCGGTAATAATTTCTCTGTAAAGCCATCTTTTCATCCTCTCTATAAAATGCAACTTCCCTGCTTGCTGAAATCAACAACGTCTCTGTTCCATCCCCAGTTAGCTCTTTCTCGCTCTCTGATGTATTCCTGCTGGAGAATAGCCTCTGTCATTACCTGATTGAAAACCCATTCGTTATCTCCGTTAAATACTTCCTGGATGGTTCCTGAGGAAACCAGGAGCATCATATTGTCAAGTGATTTCTGATTTTCTCTGTATTTTCTTCTTGTGTCACCGATTGTAACGGTATTTAAGAATTCTGGTCTTTCCATGTTCCCTCTCCTCTCTATAACCACTCCTCAAATCTTTCTGGATCAAGGCTTTCCATTCTGTCAAACACTAGGTCGATCATCGGGTTCCCTTTCGGAAGCTGATTGAATAACTTCACGCAACCATCAAAATCCAATTTCTCGATCATATCTTTCGCTTTCTTCATCAGTGCTTCCATCTTCTTTCCTCCATCTCATCTACTGCCAGGCCAATCACTGCTGTACCATTTGCCATTACCAACCAGAAGTTTAACGGCTCCATCCCGGTTGCCATTCCCCATGAAAAATTGATAAACAGCAACACTGTCAAAAATCTTCTCAGCTTTTTCATTGCTTTCTGTCCTCCTATATGGTAGACTTGATAGCCAAGGGGAGTTACCGCTCCCCTGCTACCAAGGAACTGTTTGGTTCGATTTACTTAATCCAATTTAAGATCGCCGTAACAACTGCTAAGAGCATTGTTACTATGGCAACTACGATGCTGGTCAGGCTCTCGTAAAACTGGATTTTAAGAAGTCGTTTCTCAAGCAGTTCTTTTTCTTTGTCTTCCGATTTCTTTCTTTTTGCCAATTGGTGTCCTCCTTGTATTATTTAATCATTCTCGCATTTGCGAACCATTTGGGTAAAAAAATAACACCTACCTGCTTGGTTCTTGTGTTTTGCTTGATTATGTATATATTATAACTCGCATCTGCGTATTTGTCAATAGTTTTGCTCTTTTTATACGAATTATTTTCGCAACTGCAACATTCGATAGTTAATAGTGAGAATAAAAGAAAAAGATAGAAAAAGATTTAGATACAGAAATAGATATAGAGTAATAGTGACGTGACGGTTTCGTGACATTGATGGGACAATGTCACACGTTTTTTATTATAATATGAAGATTTTCCTTTATTTATAAGGCTTTACGCATTTGTATCTTATCCTCATTTGAGTGTGGATAATGTGGAAAACTCGATTTTGCGAACCCTTAAATTACTGGTTGACTCTCCTGTTTGATATGCATATACTGAAAACTGCTGGAGGTCCGGCAGCATCTGCGCCATATCGCAATTCTCCAATCTTTTCCGTGCCAACTCTTCTAAAATTGAATAGTTCTATACGCTCGTACACGCTTCTATACCGGGTTTTGGCTTTTAGGCATGTTAAGTATTGAAAAATTCTCTATCGTTGCTCAGGCACATTTCGTCAAAAATAGCATTGAAATTTTAGTTATTTTGTATATTGATTTTTACCTCTAACTTGCTCCGCATTTTGCAATAAAAAATGCCCCAGTCCCGAAGGACCAGGGCGTGTGTGATATATTTTCATCAGAGGTGCAGACTCTCTTCAAAAGCACCATTTCTCCGCTGTTATTTCAGCAGCTTGTTTACTTCTTTCTGGACTTCGGAATAATTGTAACCGGCTGCTTCCAGTTTTTTCTTCCGGTCGGCTCCGTTCCCCCATTTTCCGGAAACGACTTCCTTTGCAACTTCAGCTACAGATTTCTTTGTGCTTGCCTTCAGCAGCTCATTCACTTTCTTCTGGACGGTGTCATAATTATAGCCGGCCGCAGTCAGCTTCTTTTTCCGCTCATCTCCGCTACCCCACTTACCAGCAATCACCTCTTTGGCTACTGTCGTTACGTCTTTCTTGGTGGATGTGGTGGTTCCAACCTTTTTGTTGTACAGAGCAGTCAGCTTGGCTTTGGAGTTAGTTCCATACTGTCCATCAACCACCAGCCCATTGTCCTTCTGGAACTTGCGAAGTGCTTCATCCGTACCAGAGCCGAAGTCTCCATCCGCTCCTGCAGATCCGCAAGAGTATCCAACCTTGATAAGCATTTTCTGCATCGTTGTTACTTCTGATCCAGAATCTCCCTTTTCCAAATAATTCTTCTTTGCCGGAGTTGCATTGGAACTGGCATCTCCGCTCACTGCGATAGCCACATGATGATTGTCGTTCAGCAAGATATCTCCAGGCTTTAGGCATGTACCGCTTGTCAGATATTTCTGATCGGTGAGAACCTTTGCTCCCGCTGTCTTGAATGCGCTTCTCATGTTATATGTAGTCAAGTAAATGCTAACTGCTTTCAGCTTCGGCTTATTCAGACGGTATCCGACTGCTTTCACAATGCTTGCGGTACTCTGGCTGCAGTCTGTTTCGCATGGCTTTTTGATTTTTGATGGATCATAACCATTTGCGGCCAGCTGCTCCCAGAAGGTATAGCGATCATTACTATTCCCTGCAGTTCCCTGGTCATAGCCGATCATATTATTGTTTGCGGCCTGTGTTGCCATCTCTGCAATCAGTGCCGCTACTTCCTGGTCCTCAAATCGTAAAACACAGAGCCAAGGTCTGTTGTACCAGTTGATGATCTGATACTCTGTACCAGTCTGATCGCCCGCCTGGCCTCCTGCATATCCTCCGTTTTCATCATGTCCACAATTACTAATTTTCACGCTCACGATTTTTTCCTCCTTTGCATAATCGTTATAGAATTTCTGTCCTCTTGCAGCTCTGCTTTCGCATACGCTTTCCCCGGTGTTGGCTGGAATTTCAAATTTCTTTAAAACAACATCGGATGCCTGCCGGATTGTTGTTGCTGATTTGAGAATAGCCAGAACCGGGCTGTAGCTTTCTCTCAGCTCTTTCAGCAAGAAATCCAGCTGCATATCCTCATCCGCAATGGACACACCTCTCCGCTTTGCAAAATTCCAAAGACCGGATTTTCTGCTAGGGCTTGTCCACTGAGCCAATCCGTACCCGTACTGTTTTCCGGAAAGCGGATGTAAGAACTCCTCGCAGGAGATCTTTCCGCTGTCGATTGCAGCAGTATAAGTAGTATCTGTATAAACCTTTCCGTTTTCTTTCAGCCGTTTAAGGCACAGGTATTCAACCCGGTTTGTGTAGAAACCATCACTCTCCGCTTCCAGGTTTCCGATCAGGCCGCAAGCCCCAGCTGCAGTCATGCCGGCCTGTCTGAATTTCTTATAGGCTCTTTTCTCCGCCTCAACGTTTATACTCATCTTTCAGCACCTCGCTTTCTCCCCAGTTGTAGGGCGAAACTTCGTCAATAAATTCCCCAAATTCTCTGATTAACAGAATGAAAAAGGTGCCGCCTATGGCAAGCACCCCCACTACGATTTTTGCTACATTCCCCATATCTATTCCTCTTTGTACTTCTTGCACTGCGTAATAGCCTGGATCACCTTGTCGTATCCCACCATTGATGCCAGCCAGGATAACAGCACCAGAGCGATTAAATATACAGCCATCTTTGCATTGATCTGTGCCTCCGTCAGAATGATATATCCCGCATCTACCAGAACTGACAGTACGACTGCAACGAAACCGGCTAAGAAATTGGAGAGGTATTTCTTGTTTACCTCATCCATCAATTTCTTGATTCCCTCTGTGAAGAGTCCTGTAAAAATAGATACAATCAGCAGTAACAGTAAAAAAATCTCTAAGCTCATAAATTTTCCTCCTCGTTTTTGTTACCGACATTTATGTCGGGGACATATTGTTCTTGGCTTTCTTTTTCGTCTTCTTTCTGCCATTTCCGATCCAGCCGCTTGTCTTTATTCGTCCGAATCCAGCCGCAGATTCCACACTCACCTATTGTTGCTGCCACAACAGCGCAGGCATAGGTTTCCGGCATACTTCCATATTCCCGGAAAACCAGGATCATCTGCCAGTTGAACCAAACAAAAAAGGCACCGACCAGAATCAGTACCAAGTTCAAGGTTCCGACCTTCTTTACGGCCGCAACCACTTTTTTAATTTTTTTCATTTCACCTACAGCCTCCCATTGGCCTTTATTACAGGTTACTTTCTGCTCCCCATCAGTTCAGCAATTTTAGCATCTTCGTGCATCGGAATCACTTCCAATGCTCTCATCTCGGGCTGTACAACCGTATGCATATGTCCATTCACATCAAGAGAGTTTTGAAGGCAAAGAAAGAAGCGTACAGAGTGAAGGAAATTTCTTTTAAGCAGGCAACAGACACACTGCAGAGTTACTTAGGAATGATGAAATATTGTGACTGCGATGCACTGAAGGAGAAGATCCTGGATGATTTTGTCCTGACGCACGCAGACATGAAACAAATCTACGAGGAAGGAGGGGATCAGGATGAGAACCACTATCGCAGAGGTGATGGATGGTCAGTCGAAGATTATCCAGCTACAGACGAAACTCATAGACCGACTGGCACTTGCGTTGCTGCAGTATGGAACTATTGAGGATGAGGAACTGGCAATGATTAAAGAAGCAGCGGATCTGCAGAAAGGACTGGAAGAATGAAACCTAAAAGCAGAATCAATCGGAGAGCCGGCCCAACAACACACGCACGCCATAAAAAGAAATGAGGAAGGAATACGAAAATGGAGTATCTAATTAATCTAGTAGGAAATTACAGCATTGGCTGGGGCATTACTATAATTGCGGCGTTGGTATTCCTTGTTTTGTGCTATCGGAAAGTAGAGGGTTATTTTTCAGACAAGGCAATTCATGAAAAGGAAAAGAACGAACAATTTAAAAAGGTTATGGATCAAGTAAATATGTACCCATCGTGGCATCAACAGAGCATAGACATTCAGAAGCAGTTCAATAAAAGTATCGCAGAACTGAAAGAAGGCATGGATCAACACCAGAAGCAGCTGGAAAAGATTGAAGAGGACATTATCAGCAGAGAGCGTAGCAAACTTCGAGACAGACTTCTGCAGTCACATCGATATTTTACAAGTCCGGAAAAAAATCCGCTTCATGCATGGAGTGAAATGGAGGCAGATGCGTTTTGGTCTATGTTTAAGGAATACGAAAATGCAAAAGGGAAGTGTTGTTTTCTTCCTGAGTACCACTTTGTCAGGCCATACCCTGTATCCAACAAATTCAATGCCTTGATTTATTGGCCGGATACAAGTTTTATTGTTTAGCTGCAGTTCCAACTCCGTTTCCAGAAAAGAAGCAATTCTGACTTTCCATTCCTGGAGCTGTGCCTTGCTACTACTGAGAATAATCACATCATCCATGTATCGGACATAACAATGAATTTGCAATTCCCTCTTGCAGAACTGATCCAGTGCGTCCAAATACACATTCGCAAACACCTGTGATAGCAGATTTCCGATAGGCATTCCGACATCAAAAAGACGTTCTTCCAAAGGTACTTCCCCTGGTGAACGTCCTGGCGGCAATCCAAACGGTGTATGTTTGCAATCTATAATTGATTCCAGCAATTTCAGTAACCGCTGGTCCTTAATTTTCTTTGCAAGTATTTTCTTTAGTATCCGATGCGATATCCGGTAAAAATATTTGCTTATATCTAGCTTTAAGTAATACCACTGCTCATCCTTGCGGTTCACCTGTTCCAACCAGTATTTAAGCCGAAACATAGCGGTCAGTGGTCCTCTTTCCGGGATACATCCGTAAGAATCCTTGATATATCCCTTAATCAGCATAGGATTGATAACTCTGTATATCGCCCATTGAACAACTCTGTGTTTAAATTTGATGGACATTATCATCCTTTTCTTCGGTTCGTACACATAGAAAATATAATATTTCCCTGCTTAATTGCCGTCAGCAGCATTTTCAGATAGATGATCGTATAGGTATCGCCCCCTGCTATCTTCCGCAGCTTCTTTATTGCCTTATCCTCAAAGAACTGGTCCGTCATTTTCAGCCAATAATACTTCTTTTCGGCCATATCAGATACCTGCCGTCAAATCCGTAATAGAGATAGGGGCTTTCAGAACTCTCGTCTTCCTGCAGCAATCACACAATTCGCACCGATCCGGCTCTGCATCCCCTGACTTCACCGCCAGGACTCTTGCCATATTCATTTCTACCAGATTCAGTGCCTCGGCCAGATAATTGTCTGTGATATGAATGATCCGAATATCCGGTTCGCTTTCCTTAGTAGCTCCAGCAATATAAAACGGTAACTTCTTTCCGGTGTTCTGGCGGACTATTTCCTGGTAAATTGCACCCTGTATGTCATATCCCCAGTACCGCACAAAATCCAGATACCCAATATCTCTTACCCATTCCAGCTTTGTGATCGATGCCATTACCTTCAAATCCACGATTGCAATATCCGGAATATAACTGTCCATCTTGATTTTCCACTTTGTCCCAAACAATTCTCCTGTCATAATTACCTGTTTCTGGCCTGACATGAACTTCATAAAATAACTATCTCTTTCTATTCTCTGAATAATTTCATCTGCCTTTACGAACTCTGCTTTCAGGCTCCCGTCTCTTTTGAACAGATCTGGATTTTTCTTCTTGAATGTGTACAACGTTCCCTCAAAATATGAGTCCACATAACTGCCGACCATAAGTGCCTTGGACTTCGGCTCTTCCCATCTTCCCTTTAACTTTTCCATTGCAGTAAATTCACAAGGCATTTTCCCATATGTACCGCAGAAATCTTTGAACTGCGACACGCTCATATATTCTTCATTCGCTTTCTGGCTATAATAATTCTCTGCCGTCAAAACCATGTGTCATCCCTCCTACATTGCATCGATATCTACATCTTCTGGCTCTTCTTCTACTACCTCGAACGGATCTTGTGCTTCCAATTCCGGAGCTGAATCTGGCTTGTTATCGCCGTAGGTTCCATTTCCTTCTTCGTCATATGTCTTCTGATCGTCCTGGATGGCTCTCTGCATATCCACTGATAAAATTCCCCACTTGCTAAGAAGCAGCTTAATGACTGTTTTCAGTGCCATTGCCTCGAAATCTGTGGTCCACTTACTTGACTTCTTGCCTTTGTTCAGATCATATCTGTACGCCTGGGAATACTTTCTTGCATGATTATCCACTGCTTTCTTTGACATATACAGCTCCTGGCTGTAACCAGTCTTCAATCTAAACCAGGCATAATATCCAGCCACATTTGCTTCATCTCCTGCATCTCTCTGCTTGCAATTACTGAAATCTTCCACAAACTTAATCTCGCCTGTTATTGGGTTGTACGATTCCAGCTCGTCCTTGTATACAACCGCATAATTCATTCGCTCGTAGTATCCCGACCGGATTGCCAGCTGAATGAATCCTTTGTACATCATCTGGAACTGAGCTTTCGGAACTTTCTCCCAGTCTTTCTTCTTATGGTTCCAAACACTCTCGTTATATGGAACGATTGCCGCAAATCCAAGGTTGCTGTCTATCGGAAGGTCATATGTTGCCGCTACAAACGCAGCTCCGATAATTGAATTTGCAGGGCATTTCTTCAACTGTGCGCTTCCTGATACTGTATTAGTGATCGAGGCCATAAACTGAGGAGCTTTCTGCCCTAATACTTCTCCGAATTTTTCTTTGATTTTGTCCTGGGAAAGCAACTCCTTTACCTGTTTTACTACCGGAACAGCTGGTGCCGCTTGTGGTGCTGCCGGCTGCATTCCTGTCTGATCTTCCATTCTATTCTTCCTCCTTCTCTGCTGTTTTGAATGATTCTCCAATCAACTCGCAAAATTCTGTTGCGCTCATGCCTTCTATGCAATCTTTACAAACCGGGCCTTCTGGAGTATCCATATACTTGTCACCTTCATAAATTGGCTCCTCGCACCATTCGCAGGTATATATAGATTTCGGCTCTTCAGCGTTCGGGCATCTGCTGTCACATGGATTTTTTCTACATACTGCACACATACCTATTCACCTCTTAATTCTTCCCACACGGCTTTTCCCCAGTTAAAAATAAAAATGGTGAACGGTAATACTAACCATTCACTCCCTATTGCGTCATAACCCCGCACTCGATATGCATAATCTACGGCCCACTTCGTGAGAAGAATACCAACTACAATCGGTATCCAATTTTCCTTCAGTAACCGTCTAACCTTTCTCATCGTATCCTCCTATTTGCCTTTCAAAGCTTTATCGCTCATTATTTTAAATTCACTTATTACCTCTGCGATGCCGTCAAGATATTCAGATATCTTTCTCACCGCTTCTACCTCATCGTCCCTTATCTTTCCGTCCTGGGATATTTCAAGCAGCTGATTTTTCATATTCTCCAGCTCATCTTCTCTCAAAGCTTTTAATAATCTCACGGTCACGCTGCATATATTTTTCTCTTCCGTTGCAAGTGGAAGGAATCCGCAGATCGGACATTCATTCTTGCAATAATTGCTCAGGAGCCAAGGTGCGTTGTACAGATCCGCCATTATCAAAACCTTGTCGGCTGGCACTCTTTTAACATTTCCCAGCTCGTAGTCTGCCAGCGTATATGCCGCAATTCCTATAAGCTCCGATGCTCTTTCTCTGCTTTCCAGCCTTGCATCCCATTCTGCCGCCTGTTTTCTGGCTCTAAAATACGGATTCTGGTTTTCTTTTATAGGGTTCCGTCCCATTCTCATTTACCTTACTTTCACTTATAATTTAATCAGTACCTACAGGAACGGCCGGTACTTCCACTTTTAACTGTTCATTGATTTTCTCGATCACTGGCCAATCAAGTGCGTGGCCGTTCAGCACCAACGATACCTTGTCTCGATTGAATCCGATGGACTTGCTCAGCTCGCTGATATTCATTTTCTTCACATACAGTTTCGCTCGCACTGCTCCACACCATTCATCAGACGGAAGCTGCGGCTTTTCCGGAAGCACGTTCACTTCCAGAACTTCGTTAATTTTCTTTGCGATATCCAGGTAATTATCCTTTACGATCCGGCCGCTGATAAGGGCTGTTATCGTTGTATAGCTGTAGCCGATTTCATCAGCTACACTCTGAAGGTTCATTTCCTTCCTCGCAAGCGCAACTCTTATTTCCTTGCACCATTCAGAAATGGGGACAGTAGTATTGCTCATTTGCATCGATCTCCTTTCTTGCATCTGCGATTCGCATTTGCATTTTTTCCGAGTGCGTGCTATAATACAAATACGAGTTATTACGAACACGCAATCACCATGAAACAGATTTTAAATCATAGGCTCGCAACCACGAATAATAATTTGTTTCATGGTTATATTATAGCACGAATCTGCGTATTTGTAAAGATTTTACCTCGTATTTGCGTATATTTTTACACTTGGAGGTGTCTAATGGAAATCATTGAACGCATATCCGATTTACTCGCAGAGCGTGATAAAACGGCCATAGAATTGTGCAAGGTTCTCGATATCCAAACATCTACTATGTCTACATGGAAAACCAGGAAGAAAGATCCTCCGGCTCGCTATATGCCGGCCATTGCAAATTTTCTTTGCGTTTCGCTGGATTATCTCCTGACCGGTAAAGAACGTCCCGCTGTCATTGAACAGCCAGAGGTTCAAGAGCCGAAGCTTTCCGCGATGGACGAAGAACTTTTGGATTTATTCCACGAACTTCCCATGAGCAAGCAATATGAATTTATGGGAGAAATTAAGGGCTTCTTGCGTGCTGTCGAGGACTCAAAGAAATACGTTGACGAAGGGAAAAGATTATCCGGCTGAGCTGGTATCGCAAAACCCGGTACTGACAGGAGGATACTTTATGCAACACAACGCAACCAAGTATTTCGCATTTGCAAGAACAGAAGAGATGGCCGGGCATGACGCACCGGCCATTCTTTTTTACCTTGCTTCATTCTGCGCAAGTCTTAATTGCTGTGACACTCAAACTTTGTACAGGACAACCGCCAAAATCCAAAGGCTGCAGGCCCGTATCTCTTTACCTGATGAATCCCTAATTGCCATGGTTCACTCTTACGGTCCTCTCTCGGATGAAGCGTGTCAGCTTTCTCTGCTTCAATCTCTAAGTGGAGAGTTGCCGGCTGTCCTTACCTAACGAGGAGAAAACAATGGAACTGCTAAATGGAAATGAGAAATTTACTCTCGATGGAAATGATACTGGAATATCTGTCTCTGAATTTTGGAGCTGGGCTTATTCTGATCTGCTCAACAATACGCTTCGAGGGGTGCTGGCAGAATTTCTCGTAAAAAAATCATTCTCATTTTTACCCCCCCCCCGAAAAATTTTGAGGACTGACTGGACACCTTATGATCTAACCAGCCCTTCCGGGAGAAGGATTGAAGTAAAATCTGCCGCTTACCTTCAATCTTGGACCGAGGACTACTTTTCACACATTATTTTTGACATCGCACCAAAGCGAGCATGGAATCCGCAGACAGGTTATTCTCCTGAGCGGAGCCGCCATTCTGACCTGTACGTCTTTTGCCTGTATACTGCCAGAAGTCGCGAGCAATCCATAAGAAATCTTGATCTCTGGGAATTTTATGTATTGCCTACTTCTGTTCTGGATCAGCAAAAGCCTAACCAGAAAAGTATAGCTTTAAACTCTCTCCTTTCTCTGGAGCCGATAAAAACAAATTTCCAGGATCTCGGAAACATTATCGAAACCATTGCATTGTGACAGGAGATGATCTATTGAAATTACCGAATGGCTATGGAAGCGTAACTAAATTATCCGGAAACCGGCGTAAGCCATATCTGGCCAGAGTAACCCTCGGCTGGGTCATAAATAAAGAAACCGGAAAAGCAGTACAGAACAGAGTTCCTATCGGGACCTTTAAGACTAAAAAAGATGCTCTGCAGGCATTAGCTGAATACGGAGCTAACCCCTACGACATTCAGAACAATAACATGACTTTGGCCGAGCTTTACGAGAGATGGACAGCAGCTTACTTTCCTACCCTAGAAAGTGATTCTTCTTCCAGGACAATAATCGCTGCCTGGAGATATTGTCACGCTATACAGGGGATGCGTGTAAAGGATCTGCGTGCCCGCCACATAAAAGGAATCATGGAAGACGGATATGTAATTCAAAACCGGGGCAAAGATGCCGGAGCTAAGGTGCCTGCATCTCCTGGAACGAAATCCAGAATAAAATCCATGTTTAACCTCATGCTGGACTATGCTATGGAATATGATCTTGTCTCGAAAAACTATGCTCGTACCTTTGAGCTTTCAAATGACATTATCAAAGAAAAAGAGGACGCAAAGCGTGGCCATATTAACTTCAATGATTCTGAGATGGAAACCCTTTGGAGTGCTGCTGACAATATTAAATTCGCCGACTGGTTGCTTATACAGTGCTATATGGGATGGCGTCCCCAAGAAATGGGACTCTTGGAATTAAAAGACGTTGACTTTGAAAAGTGGTGTATTACCGGCGGTATGAAGACTGAGGCCGGCAGGCACCGTACCGTCCCGATCCACACTCGTATTCGGGACTTGGTAAAAAGAAATTATGACGAAGCAGTTTCTCTTGGAAGCAACCGCCTCTTTAATGATCCGGAGGCTACCAAGGGCGGTATGAAAATCACCTATGATAAATACGCTGGACGTTTTAACAAGGTCGTTGCCGCACTGCACCTTCGTTCCGAACATCGACCGCATGATCCCCGAACAACATTCATTACGATGGCGAAAAAGGCGGGCGTGGATGAATATGTTGTGAAGCGTCTTGCCGGTCACAAGATCACAGACGTAACCGAGGCGGTCTATACGATCCGTGATATTGAGTGGCTCAGAGATGAGATAGAAAAAATGCCGTAA